CGACCTAGCAGTCCGCAAGCTGTTTCTCCCAGTGGTCCCGAAGCTCCAAGGAGAAAAGCGAACGATGATAAAACGTAGAGTTAAAAGAATGACAAAAGAAATTTTTGCTTTGTCTCTTACCGCTGGCTCAACAGGTATCGTGTTGATTACTTTGTCTGGTGAGACTAGGGAGTACGGTATTTGGCTTACCGTAGCGTCGTTTATTTGCCACATGATTGGTGTCGCTATTGATTGGAAAGACGAGTGAGTTTAGAAGCCCTGTTTCTTTTGATACTTACTGGTTGTTTACTGCCGTGGATGGCGTGGGTATCAACTGTACTTATTAAGATCGAGATTCGTTTAGCTAGAGGGGATGCTGTCTTAGACAACGTAGAAACTACGTTAGCTGACCATGAGCAGCGGATCAGGGCATTAGAGTCACACCACTAGCTTTATCTAACTGGTGTCTCCACAACAATAACAATTCTGCTGCAAAGTCAGCGTCCATAACTGCTACCTTATCTACTTGTTTCCCTACTGTGGACCTTCTGTCCCCGTGTATGGCAAAGATAACCCACTTGTTGTCGTCTGATACGTTACGTATGCGAGCTATCCATTTAAACAAAGACCATGCTTTACGGTACTTGACTTCCACCGTCACGCCACTACCCCCCAACCAGATGTCATGGGATTCAGTGGAAGCCGAAGTACGTTTAACGTCTTGGTGCCCCCACTCTATCAAGAGATCACGGATAATGTTCTCTCCGACAGTACCTTTTTGTCGTGCTTTGCTCACTGTTTAACGTAAGCGTAGTTATCTATGTACTGGTCGAGCATACGGCGTATCATTGATGACCTTGTACGGCCTTCGTCGATAGCGATATGGTCTACTTTGTCTACTAAATCTTTCGGCATCCGTAATGCTACTAGTTGATCGTTGGCTGTCATTAGAATGGTATCTCCTTTGCTTCTCCAGAATCGTAATCGTATCCGGTGTTTTGTTCTACTTTCTTTTTGTATTCATCGTCGGCTGGTCCTAGCCTGCCTGTACCTGATGAAAAGTTTGATGCCCCTTCAGGCTTTCGTATGACATTGGCTACGTCCCATACGCTACAGTTCCAAGAAGTTTTTGTTTCTCCTTCTTTGTTTTTGTAGGAGCTTTGCGTGAATTTCCCACGCACTATAACTCTAGAACCTTTGCTTGTTTTATCTGCAATGGTTTCTGCTAGTACGGTTGAGCCGTCTCTACTGTCCTCCCATATTGTGAGGTTGACCCAGATGGTCGGGTCGTCCTGTTTCAGAGAGTAGGCAAGTGCGTTTTCGTAGACGGTTTTGCCTGTGCTTTGTATTACTTTCATTGACCAGTCTCTGCCGAGATTGCCGTGAAGGTAATGTGTATGTTCATTGATACTCATTCTTCTCCTTTAGTGAGTTCTTTATGTAGCCGGTAGCTTTCGTCACCTGTCCAGAGACTTAACCCCAGAGAACAGCGCATGGCTATCCGTTTAATCCCGTCGCTGACGCTACTCTTAGCGTTCTGACCTGAGTGTTTACTAGGTCGCTCCACTTCACCTATCTCTTGGATAGTAACCGTGCGCCCATCTATCTGGAACGTGGCTTCCAATATGCAACCCTCAACTATACCTTCAGGGCTGCGTATTAGTTCTACTATTCTCATATCAAACGGGCCAAGATGAGCGAGCAAGAACTGTGTTATGTCTCCGTGACTAACGTATCTGTCGCCTCTGCCGGTTGGTTTAACTTTCACATACGCTTCTGGTATGGGTTTAGCTAACTTCGTTAACTGGGATGTCATCATTATCTCCTTTCAATAATGATTCATGGTAACGGGCTGTAGATAAAGACACATCGGTTGGTCCTACCATTTGGCACAGCTCATTAAATCTACAATACCTACACCCCCAGTAGCCTCCCTTATGAGGCACACCGTAGGGGCTAGGGCTTTCTATTAGCTGGTCAAGTCCATCGTCGTCAAATACTACGGCATCTGGGAGCTTGTCGGAGCTAAGATCGTATTGGACAGAGCGGAACAGTTCTAGTTCAGCGTCAGCTAATTGCATTGGCGACATGTTGTACTCGTAGATAAAAAAATCTAACGGGATTACCCATTCCATGATGTCTCCTGCTTTTGTTTTGCTACGGAAGTCATCGCCTTTAGCTATGTACACTAGGTACACAGCGTCTACTTGTTTGCCTGCTTCTATCATGCCTTTGGCATACAAGCTGGCTTGCACAATGTGTTCTCGCTTAGGAACCCCTGACTTTTTACAGAGGGAATACCCAAACGGACTCATGGTTTTTATTTCTAACAACCTGTATTGGTCATTGACTTTAATTAAACCATCGCAGCTACCGCTAAGGCTAACACCTGAGTAGGACAGATCTATTGCTGTCTCGTACTCTCCTTCAAACTGGTCTGCACATGCTTCTTGCACTACGTTGTGCATGTGTGTGCCTAGCTCGAACGCTAACAGGGTTGTCGTGTCTATGGTGTGGCATTCCTCTGTCTGCAAAGCGTTGAAGCCTCGCTGACGGAGACACGCCCCAGAGTCAGACACCCTACTCAGGGTACCGCACGCTGTTTCCTTGACCTCTCTGTTTCCTTGTAAGAACCTGCCGTAAGCCTGCTCTATATCGCTAGTGTATTCCACTTAACTATCCTTAACAATCTCGCCTTCGTCGGGCGTACCCTCGAAGTCCTTGTTCGCTATGGGTGAAAGCTTTCTGCTGGCCGTAAATTCTTTGCCGAACGCTCGCTCCATACGACGCTCGTACACTAAGTAATCTATATATTCATCAGACATATTCTGTTTCTCCTTCGTAGTCCCATCCGTCAGCAAGCCGGTAATAAGCTACCTTCCTGCCACCGTTGGGGTTATCCATTTTTCTTTCTATCGGAACGCCGTATTCTTCAGACAGTTGTCTGACACGTCGTTGCCAATCTCCAGAGCCAAGACTTGATCTCATATCCTCTCCACTAACAAACCCGTCGTTGCCGACGTAGCTTGCTCTATGTGATCTGGTCAAAGCGTTATGCTTTTCCCAGCGTAGAAAGTCTAAGACTTGTTTGCATCTTAGCCCTGCGTCTTTTAATTCCTTTGCTGCTTCATGCTCTAGAGAGTCAGGGTTACCTGATCTTGCACGTTCATGCGATTCAAGAGTTCTAAAAGGGCGACGGCAGGTTGGGCAACCTTCACTGTATTCCTGAAATCGAGTAACCGACTCAAGTCTATCAACTGCTATCTGCATACCTCTTAAATACGCTTTATCGTTCATCGTCGTCACCGTATTCTTTTTTGTAGCCCTCATTGATAGCATCAACTACATCGTAGAGTTGCTTGAGGTGAGGGTTCTCCGTTTCTTCTTCTGGAGTGAACCCAAGTAATGTAATTTTTGGCATATTAATATCCTTCCTTATGTTTATAAATGTTATTCGTCTTCTTCTGACCCGTAATAATCTTTGGGCATACCCTGATTAAGTACGAGGTCATCGAAAAGAAATTGGGTTAATAGGTAATGCAATAACGATGCTTCGTCTGTGTTCATTTCAACAGACCAATCGTATGGGTAAACTTCGCCGGTGTCGTAAGTAATTAATACTTTACTATCATCGGTAAGTCCTAACCTTACAGGCTTGTTTGTGAAAGCCGGATGGTATTGCATATCTTTGTAAAGTGTCATGCCTTCCTTTCTGGGATTACTATAATTGTAGCACACTGTCATCAGATGTCAAACATCGTTCGACCAGTTAGCTCCATTACAGAACTTACAAGTAGGATAATTCTTACTTATCCTGTCAGCGTAAATAGCTCTGCAATCTAAACACCTAACCCAAGAGTCAGGTTTTTTATATGCAGGCTTACGCCTTTTAGGTTTCTCTGGTGAGAAATCAAAGTCCATGTTTCCTTCTTTCTTATTTGTTATTGGTTAGCAACTATATTCCCAGCGTCATGCGCTTGGATGCAGTAGGCCACCCAGATGTCCATTGAATTATCGACTTCGCCGATGTATTCTTCACCGAACTCGCCGTTATATTCAAAGCGGACCTTAGACCTATCCCCCCACATTCTCATGTGTCCTTGCTCAACCAATTCGCATTCGATTGAATCCAGAACAGATTGAATGGATGGGTAGGCTCCGTATCTTGCATTCTTCTTGAAAGTCTTAGCGACTCCTTCAGAGATTGCTTTGATCTCGCCTCTATTCATGGCTTCCTCCTTTCTTTTTTTGTTAAATCCTTTTTAACAGGGTATCACACGCTGTCAAGTCGGGCCTTCATCATACGCCAACGAAAGCGCTCCGATGCAGTCATCCCATGTCTGAAACCCCAGAGTTGGAAAGGGTCTGGCTCATCCTCAACAGACGTAGCAATACACTGTTCAAACACAGGACAAGAATCGCAAATGAATCTACACTTACGATGCTGGTCTGAATAAAACGTCGCAGTCATACCACGACAGCCAGCTTTCTCTCTCCAGTCCATCTTTCTATTTTAGTACAGGTAAACCCCCCATACAGGGAAAGAAGGACCAAACCCGTATGGGGGGCAATGAATAGCTTATCCGAAGACAAGCTCTCCAAACAACCCGTACTGGACAATAATATCTGTCCATTCGACATCGTACATGTTGAGAAATTTCTCATAGTCGTCTGTCGCTGCTGCTTCTTTTAGAACTGCAACAACTTGACTGATTAAAGAACCAGCTTCGTAATAGACACCTGAACCTTCAGGTTGCATTACTTCAGGTTGTGTCACAAGACGTTGTGTCCCACTCATAACGGTCCACCAGTCAAGCACAGAACCAGCACCATCTTCATAGTAACTGTCAGAGACGGTCAGCTTAGCGTACCAACCACGACCCTCATCATCAGATACCTCATAGATGTCAGCCCAATAATTAATACCGCCTTCAATAGCAGTTTCAAATACGTCTTTAGCGTATTGCTCATAACTAATTGTCATGTTCTTTCCTTTCTTTTTCAGAAGGGATTAATGTGAAAGCCGAGCCTTGATTGTTTTAAGACATCTCTTTATTCGGCATTTGTGGTAGTTCGTCACTCTACCCATCAGGGTTTCACACCTCCCTTTATTTATTTATTTTCTCTTTAATATAAGAGATCAATACAGGGACAATAAGCACACTGATTACTGCAATCCCTGAGAGTATCGTGCTTACGATGCTCATGTCTGCTTCAGGATGCATCTAATTCCCTCCTGCGATTTATAGCAAAGTCTCTTAAAGATTCACCTATATAAAGCATTACTTTTAGATGTTCTTCTTCAGTAAATTTCGCTTGCCTAGTTCCATCAGATAATACTCCGTGTATTGACTCTAAGTAAGAGTCGGAAAGAGCATCAACCAACTGAGTTCTTTGTTCTGATGAAAGATTTTCTATATCTTTTTGCAAAGTCATTCTTCTTCCTCCTTTCTGAAACACTTTCTATTAACAAGCGCTTCCCACTACCCACCTAAATAACAGGGGACTATCTTCAGATGGGTAGGGAGCTACGCTCATCAGCTCTAGGATTTACTACCGTGCGTCTGCTCGGTTTACCCTGAATCGTCAGAGTTTGCTAGTTCAAGTCTACTTCTACTGGCTTGAATCCGTTTCTAATTCGGATCTTTCTTTCGTGGGTATACCACCTAAGTTCATCAAAGTCATACCAGACTTCGTAACATTTTTCACAGAGCCAGAACTCATCAACCCACTCATCGCATCCAATTTCATAATGGATTTCTTTGTGATGTTTGACATGGCTCTCGCAATCACAATGAAAATTGTTATCGTTGTGCCATTCATTAGGGTGAAAGTTCTCACCTAGCACAGGATATTCATTCACTGTTCTCATATCTTTCCCTTCTTAGGCCATACAAACAGTAGACCAATAAATTGTTTCAGAATGCGATGCTTCAGCGTGAGCATCAGCGACATCAACTGCTTCGTAAGCAAGATCAACAGCTTCATCTTCACTGTCAGCTTCAACTTCTACTTCTACTGTAGATTCAAACATGACTTTCATAGCAATCGTGTAAGTTTCTGACATTATCTTTCCCTTCTTTGTTTTACTAGCTACCTATAATACGATTTAGAGGAGCTAGAACTTCTTTGTAATGTATATCCAATATATACAGTGACCTGTCAGATTCAATCTCAATCTTATCCAAGTTGTCTATCTCTTGGATAAAAGCATCGTAGAATCTTTGGCGGTCAAACCTGTCATTATCTTCATAACACATATCAGCTACAGCCTTTACTGTCGCTACTATCGGAACTAATCTTTGAGCTAAAGCGCCTGCCCCATACCCTTCGGTAGGTTTAGCTAGTGCTTCGGCTAATCCTTGATAGTATTTTCTACTTAGTGCCATTATCTTTCCCTTCTTTGTTTATTGTTTAGGCCGAGAAACTTATATCAAAGTCCCAGCTACCATTATTAATAACAGAATCAATGCGTGATTCTATTTCTTCATCGACCCAACCTTCTCTTAAACAGTGCCTAAGAGCTTCTGCGAGAACGTCGTTGTCAATCTCATTGTCCTCTTCACCTTTGAAGAAATCAAGTTCTTCAGGGTTAAGGTTTTCAATGACTAAAGGAACTAACTGTTTAGCTAGCTCGTTTAGTAGTGGTTGCATGTCCATATCTTTTCCTTCTTTCTTCTAGGTTTAACTAGATTCTTCGCTCAACTCAGTAGGAAGTTTAGTAACTGCTTCCCAAATTTCTACTAAGTCTTTACGCATGGTATCGGGTACGGTTATCCAACCGTGACCCCATCTTAAAGCGTCCATATCTTTCCCTTCTTTCTAGTGCTAAGCACTAGGAAAAGCACTGTCTCCAATGCTCAACCTACAACTTAACTTCTAATTTTGTGACACGGGAATGCGTGCAAAGGTGCGTAGCGCAACTCAATAAAATCTTGCATTTCTGACTTCAAATAAATGTTGCTTTTATTTTTTTTAATTACCGGAGTAGGAAATCCACGACCATCATATCGCCGTTTCCAATTATTAACTCTTTGCTCAGTAATTCCATAATAATCAGCGACATCACGTAAATTCCATAACTCATCGTTACATTGTTCTAAGAATCTGCGTATGTCGTCGCCATCGCTTGGTGTGTAGTATTTTGTCATAATCTTCCTTCTTTCTAGTGCTAAGCACTGGGAAAAGCACCATCGCTGATGCTCAACCCACAACTTAGCAGCGTTAAGCGTTAAGCCGGTCTACTTTGTCTACTGCTATTCCAAAGTCATCCTTAAATTCGTAAATGACTTTGTTAATGGCGTAAAGTTTTTCGTATATCTCACGCTTAGTACCACGTTTAGACATATCACGTTCGCCATTGCCTTCATTAAGAATTCGTACTAATCGGCAATCACCATAGGCATACTCAATTTCAAAGCGTCCTACGGCGTTGCTATCCCGAATACCAAAGTAACCGTTTAACACTTCTACTTGGCGTTCTAAATCTTGTTTAGTTATTCTTTCTGACATTATCTTCCTTCTTTCCGTGCCACTAGGCACTAGGAAAAGCACTGTCTCCAATGCTCAACCTACAACCTAGTGTTTATGTTTGTTGTCACGGCACCACATACACTTAATGTATTTGTGGTACCAACATTTACAAATCATAGAACTATGCAACCCGTTTGGCCGCATCCTAGCTGCTCGAATGTTTCGCTCTGAAAGTATCCGACAACATCCTTGCGGACTAGTTGATATAACGGTAAATCAATCGGGGCATCTATGCCGTAATTATCGGCCCACTCTTTAACCTTTACGGTTATTGTGATTGGGATGACCATCGTCATTGTGCCATCTTCAACATTTAGATCGCTCATTATTCTTCCTTCTTTCTAGTATCTTGTGGATACTACTCGGGGCACTCTCTCGAATGCCCTAAGCACTAGCCACAAGTGTTCTGGCCTTGAAACAGTGCCAGACCGCCAGTCCCTAGAGACTTAACACCCTCTAGGCGTGGGTCCGGTTGCCACGACTGCGCCCTACGGTGCGCTATCTGATTCCTAAGGCGCTCCAAAGCTAGCCTATTTTGATGGACTTCACGTTCACGCTTTCGGCGCTTGCGTTCATGTTCCTCAATTTCAGCTATTCGCCGTGATCTTTCAGGATTAAAAGCCATATCTTTCCCTTCTTTCTGCATCCCTTACGGGTGCGTCGTCAGTGGGTTCAATTCCCAGAGAAGGAAAGAAAGATTGCTTATTTACCCTTAGGGCCATACGGCCTTCATCAGTAGTATCCCGATAGGTGTCGGTTGAGCCGAACACGGCCGAGCGTTACGCCCCACATCTAGAGCGGATACCCGTTCGCTTACCCGTTACCTTAAGGCTCGCTACTTCTCGGCTATCTTGGGGACTTTCAACCCTAGGAAGACTTTAGGTACTAGCCGGATGCCTCCGCTTTGCCTTCTTATTCCCGTCGATCTCCGCTGTATTATCTCGGATCGAATTATCTTGGCGGTTCGGTTTCCCTTCTTCCAAGTCGGTATTTCAATTAGAGACACACTTCGAAGACGATTACCAGTCACCTACTCAAATCGTAACATATCTGTAACATAACGAACGTTATACGGCTGGGGCGTTTATAGCTCGAACTAGGGTGACAGTACCGGAGAACGTATAACAGCCGTTAGAACGCATCCTAGACCCCATACAGAGCAACATCGAACAAACGTTCGCTTTTAAACCACACATTAAGCTAACCTAATAGTAGGTGTTCTGTTTGATTGACACCCCCTATCAACCTGGCCTTACAATAAGTGTTAGGCATACCTAACAGATTGCCGAGGTACCCCCCATATCCTTGAGTTATTAGCGGTTTGTTGGTTGTTTTGGTTCAGTTGTTTGTGTGTTGTGGGGGTTTTTTGTGGTGTGTTTGGGGTGTTTGTTTGTTGGTGTTGGGTTGTTGTGTTTTGGGTTGTGGTTTCCCTTGGGAACCTCCCAAGCATTTAGGCTGCTTTGGCCTTGTAGTCGCTTTGTCCTGTGCGCTACGCCCCTATGCGCTCATTCCTGTTGCGTTGTCATAGGGGGCGGTTACCCTTCTGACGGGTGACGCACCGAGGGTTAGTCGGGCGCTTCTTACAAGCGTTGCTGTGGTGGGTCAAGGGTCCACAGTACCCGTTTGGGATTAAGTTATGTTGTAGGGTATCTCGGTTGTTTCTTTTTTGCAACAGTATGACAAGGAGTTTTTGTGTTTTCTGAAGATTTTGATGAGGTATGGGACGTGGAGGACGATGAGGTGCTAGAGTGTGGGTTAGAGAATCCTGAGTATTGTGAAAGTTGTCAGTAGAGGGCGTTATGGATATAAGCCATATTAAAAAAAATATAAATAAGAAAAAGCGTAAAGTTACTTTAGGCGCTGGGTCGGTTGACGCTGCGTACCGTAATACTATTAAAGCGCAGGAAGCTAGTTATGGTCGTGCTAGGCGAAGAGCTACGCAACGCCGTATGAAAAAAGCACGGGGACGGTTTTAATGGCGTATGGTTATGGTAAGCCTATGAAGGCTAAGAAGAAACGTAAGCCGAAGAAGCGTAAGAAGTAATGCCTTCTAAAAAAGATCCTCGTTTAGCTAGAGCTGGCGTATCTGGGTATAATAAGCCGAAGCGTACTCCTAAGCATAAAACAAAGTCGCATGTTGTTGTGGCTAAAGAAGGTAACCAAATTAAAACTATTCGATTTGGGCAGCAGGGTAAAACTGGTGATAAAGGTAATACTGCTAGGTCTAGGTCGTTTAAAGCCCGTCATGCAAAAAACATTAAAAAAGGTAAGATGTCTGCTGCGTATTGGGCTAATAAAGTTAAATGGTAAATGGGTTCTGGTAAAGCTACCCCAGTAGAAAAATGGGCTGAGTACTTGTTGCTACGTCGTAGCATGAGTATATATCAAGCAGCGAAACAAGCTGGCGTTAATTACCATTCAGCTAGAGATAATGAATCTGGGCGTATATCTACACGCAATTATGTTATCGCTAAGGAACAAACAGAGCATGTGGGTGTTTCTACTATTCCTACGTATGCGGAGTTACCTGAGGAAGTGCAGGAATGCTGGGACAATATTGAAAAATTTGCTTTGCGCTATTTTGGTATTGTGTTGCAGCCTTGGCAGATAGAAGCCACTGAAAAAATATTTGAACTTTTTGAAACGCCTTTGGAAGAGTATTGTGTTATCAATGCACCGCCGGGCAGCGGTAAGTCAACGTTTTTTGCGAAAGTGCTTCCAGCATGGGCAACAGTCCGTAACAGGGCAATTAGAGGGATGCTCGGTTCCTCGACGCAACGTCTCGCTGAATGGTATACACGGCGTTTGCGTGCGGAGTTTGAACGTGAGCATGTTGCCCGTGCTGAGTTGAACGATTTGAAATTAGGTTTAGCTGTTGATGCTGAATGCACTATGCAGCAGGATTTTGGCCAGTTTAAACCTGACGCTAAAGAAATATGGCGTGCGGAGGCGTTTACTGTTGTGCAGCAGGGTGACGTGCCGTTGTCTCAGAAGGAGCCGTCGTGGTCTGCGTTTGGTATGGACTCTGGTTTTCTTGGTGGCCGTTTTGATCTTATTATTTGGGATGACGTTTGGGATCCTCGCAAGATGCGTAACAGCGAGTCACGTGCTGACATGTATCGGTGGTGGGATGAGGTAGCTGAAACTCGTTTGGAACCTGCTGGGTTGCTTATTTTGCAGGGGCAGCGTATGGCTTCTG